AAGAATTGGTCAGTTCGATGAAAAGAAAAGCAATTTTATAAGGAAGACTTTTACCGATAAAGATCTTTCTTTTATTGAAGAAAATTTTGATTACACGGCAAACATGTTCGATAAGAAGGCTCAAGAATCTCTTGACGTTCTTAAGGAAGAGGCCATTCATGAGACAAAAACACAAGATGCTCAGGTTGAGGTAGTAGAAGAGAGCTCAGACACTCCAAAATCAGCAACTAGTATGTATGCTCAAGAATTAGCTAACATGCGACTGTAATGTAATCTTTAGCGTTGAGGTATTTACTACCTGATTCTCCAATGTGGAAAAAACAATAAACAGAAAAAATATTATGAACGAAACAGAAACTCGTCCAAGTCAAAATTACATTGACAATAATAGAGCTCAAGCATTGTTGGAGAAGTGGAGTCCAGTTTTGGATTATACCTCTGATAAAGTTTCGAGTATCGATAACGCGCATACGCGCGTTAACACCGCCATCCTTCTTGAGAACCAAGAGGAATGGTGTTTGAGGGAAGCCGGTAACACAGCTGCTACCGGTGGATCGTTTGGCAGTGGTGCTACACAGTCCTCCATTAGCCAGGGTGGTGATGGTGGATATGGTTCAAGCGATGGTTACGCCGCTGGTGATGCACGTTTACCGAAGATTCTTATTCCGATGATTCGCCGTACATTCCCCGAGTTGATTACTAACGAGATCGTTGGTGTTCAGCCGATGAGTGGTCCGGTTGGTCTTGCATTTGCTCTTCGCTATAAGTATAGCAATCAGAAGATTAATGGTGATTATATTGCTGCTGCAGATAATAGCCCGGTCGGTCAGGGTACATCTGTTGCCGCCGCTTCTGGTGGTGACAATACAGCATCGCCAGCTAAAGGTGGTCAAGGTAAAGGTGAGTTAGGTCACAATTATCTTGGTTCTTCCTTTACTGGTGCACTATCTGATATGGATGGTGATGTTCTAGAGGGTGGAGCTGCTGATGAGAAAATCGGCGCCGCACATTGGTTGTCTGCTGGTTTTGATGATGCTGATGAGGGCTTTGCAGCCACACTATCAGCATTTGAGCTTGATAATGCTGCAGATACTCCCACAGTTGAGTTGAGCTTCGAGAAGACAGCTGTTGAGGCTGGTACTCGTAGGTTGAACGCTCGCTGGTCGGTTGAACTTGAGCAGGATCTTAAGAATATGAATGGTATTGATGTTGACGCTGAGTTGACAAATGCTATGTCGTATGAGATTCAAGCTGAGATTGATCGTGAAATGATCATTCGCATGATTCAAGCTGCTCTTACTGCTGGTCTTAATTCTGGATACTCCAAATATGTGGTTTCTGGTGCTGATGCTCGCTGGTTAGGTGAGCGTAATCGCGACTTCTATCAGAAGTTGATCGTTGAGGCGAATAGAATGGCTGTTAAGAACCGTCGTGGTGCTGCTAACTTTGTTGTTGCAACACCTAGTGTTTGTGCTATTCTTGAGATGCTTCCGGAGTTCACATGGATGACTGTTGACGGTAACGTTAACACTCAGCCGGTTGGTGTTGCTAAGGTTGGTAACGTTGGTGGTCGTTTTAACGTCTATCGCGATACACGTACCGAAGCGCAGTACAACTTAGGTGCTGCTGTGACAGCTAAGACTGAATATGCCTTACTTGGTTATAAAGGTCCTGAGTATTATGATACTGGTATCATTTACTGTCCTTACATCCCGGTTATGGTTCAGAGATCTATTGATCCGAATTCATTCTATCCGAAGGTCGGTATGTTGACACGTTATGGTGTTGTTGATCACCTCTTTGGTGCAGCGAACTACTATCACGTTGTCTTCGTGCTTGGTTTAGGTAGCACTGTTGGTTCAGGTGCGGCGTCGTATACACCGTTCCAGTAATCCGAATAGTGATTATTATCAAAGGGCGCTCGAAAGAGCGCCCTTTTTTTATTGTCTAATGGTCTTAATCCATGGAATGGTCTCATCCCACATCATGTCATCAATTAGGTCTATCTTATTAGCTCTAACTGGATTAATGTCCCATCCACCTCTCCTCGCATATAAACACGCAACCATTAGTTCTCGAGGGGAGAACCTATCGTACAAGCGTTTATAAATCGTTTCACATATTTCCTCATGGAAGTGGTTTTCGTCTCTAAACGAAACGATATATTCAAGTATCTCTTTTACACCTGGTAACCAATATCCTTCTATATGAATGAATACATCTCCCCAGTCTGGTTGAGATGTAACACGGCAGTTACTTTTAAGCAATGAAGACATTACATTTAGATTATTAGGCTCTGCCATAGATGTATATTTGGTATCAAATATAGAAGGGTCTTCTTTATACTTGGTAATATCGATATCTGATGTAACAAAATGTTCTAACCGTACATATTTCTTAGTTGGAATTATTGCTAATGAATTTGGTACAGCATCATATGATTCTAAGAATGGATTAGATACTCTTTTTAAATCTGTATCACAGGAGAATAACTTAACTTTAACTTCTGTCTGTAATAGTTTGCTGAGATCAGTTATAGCATGGTATTCAATATTGCTTACAACCTCTTCTATTGTCTCACCAAATTTTGTCATATTAAAACTATTCCAATATAACTTCATAGATTTAGATTCGACAATATATTTACTATCACAAGGATACACTACCTTAGCGACAGCGTTAACGGGTAGTCCATTATCCATCAATCCGGAAACTTCGTATCCGTTCCAGACATCATATCCTACAAACGGTAGATCTTTATCTTTGATTTTAAGATGCTTACGATTGCTAGATCTAGGCTCTCTTACTAAGAGCTTATCATCATATTCGGATTTATAGGCACTAGTTTTACCTAGATGCTTACTTACGTTTTTGTTATTCAGTTTTGCCATTTGAAATAATTTCTACCATCTTATTATAGCGACTTTCAACACTCCCTTCAAGTACAAAAACATTTGGATACTTGTTTAAGATTAATTCTTCATATAGCTTAATAATCCTATTCCGAAAGCTTTCACTTATAGATCTTTCTCCGTCGTTAATTAGAGCGACATCGTATGGACTAGTATAAAAAATATAATCATACCTTGAAATATACTTGTTTAACATATATGAAAATACTTTATCCGTAAACTCATCTACTTTACCATTCATTCGAAAGTACCTTGTGTAAACAAACCCATCAACAAGACATCTATCTAAAATAGTATTCATATCTGTATTAGAATATGAAAATATATTATTTAGATGATCAGTTAATATTGCGATTTGAGTGTCGGTGTAGTTGTCACTGTCGTCATTTATGTCGAACCCTTGTCTTTTTAGTTTACGAGTAACCTCAGGCACTACATTCCAATGATTTGTACAATCATTCCAATGATTAAGTAATGTAGTCTTACCCGATGACTGAGCTCCAGTAAATGATATTAGCATATTATTTGCCCCATGTACCATTATCGACTATCTGAGCAATTTTGCAATATAAGCTCGAATCTTTCCATGCGTCGAGAATAGGTTCATTGGCAGCTTCGTCAGTACGTTTCTTAATGACGAGATTAATCAGTCTCTGTACTTTATCATTAACACGGAAGACTAGCCCAGCCTTAGCAACTGCTCTGCCATCCGGTTTAGATAAGTCTTGTCCAACTGATATGTTTGTAGGACCGTAGTCATATTGTTTTCTAATAAAGAGTCTGTACTCTTCTTCGAGAAGTTCCTTTAACATTTCACATGTCTCAGGGTAGTCACTCTCGACCGATGTTTTAATTGTTTCGTAATCTGTCATTTAAAAAATTTATCCAAAGTTTTGTAGATTCAACGTGTAGTGCCTTTTCAAGCTCTTTATATGAATCAAAATTATTATTAATAAGACACTTTTCTACAATAGGACCATCATCGAGTTCGGGGGTTACCTTATGAATAACACACCCGACTCGAATATGGTTTGCTTCCCAAGCTTTCTTTTGTGGATTAAATCCTTTTAATTCTGGATGTATATGAATAGCTCCAGGATGTCCATTAAAGATATTAGATGATCTTGTAAATCCAGCTGGTAGTATTCTAAGATATCCATGAAGAGTTACAAATACATTCTCGCGCCAAGCTCCATTTAGAATAGAATAATTTAGTTTATCAGCTGCTCTATCGTAATCTAGTTCAGTAGGCCACTTTGGTAATCTTAAGATACCATCATCAGTAACATCTCTATAACGATGTACAAGTTCAACATTTGTAGTATCATCATCTTGTTTATTAGTTACAACAAGATCAGGCCACCTATTTATCTTTTTAGAGATATTAACAATTTCAGATCCAGTCTGACTAAAAAATGCTACCCACTTCATCGCTTAATAATTTTTTTGAACTGTGTTGTGTTATATCTAATAATCTCTTTTGCGTCTTCATCAGGATCAGCTTTAATAAGATCTGCTAATAGTTGACTAGGTTTATGATTGAGACCAAAGTCACCATTATATTGATACCCTAACAGTCCTGCTACTACTGGGTTAGAGGTATCAAGGCTTCTAATATTATAGACGTTATTATTTACATACCATTTAAACTCTCTAGCAAGTGACGCACCTAATAAGTGATGTGGTTTATCCCAATCCCACCATCCTTCATCAATAAGTCTTTTTACGAGTTGCTGTCGCCCGGTAGTCTGTCTCATTAATTTTTCAGGATTTAATGGATTACTAAAACCAGTTACATCGTACATGCTAAAATCAAAACTAATAGCAATATAGTCAGCATGAGCTGACATAAACCTATAACACTCAACGACTTCCGTCCATGTTTTACCTTGAACAGCTCCTATTGTAGCACCTGGTAAGCCCTTATAATTTAGTGTAAAATTTAGAAAGTTCGTCATCGTACCTTCTGAATCCTCTAATACATCTGGTACAATGTAATAATTTGGCTTTATCTTCTCACACCACTCTGCATATTTCTCTGAATCAAATGCCTCTTTGAGCTCAAAAATAGAATTATCTAATAGAATTTCTCCATCTGGTCTCTTAGCCCGGAAGCGCTCTAAAAACCAATCCCTATACTCTGGCTCTTCTTCCATTAAATGTACTAAGCAATATTGATAATCATTGTATAATAATGACTCTGGAAGAAGAGTGATCGGAGACTCGTGCGATACGTTAATCGTCATCCATCTATTATAGAGGTTTCACTATAAAGGTCAAGCAATAAATAATTATATGGCTTTCAGCTTTGACACATTTGCTAAAGATCAGAAACAATCCGCAATAGATGTTGTGGATACTATTACTCCATCTCAAGTAAAGCAAGTCGGAGCTGCATATAAAGCTGGACTAAACGCGTCTCCGAAACAAGTTATTAATGAGACTCTTGAGTCATTTACTGGTGTTGATTTGAGTCAAGGAGCTGGAGTTGATGGATTAGGAGCTCAAGCTAAAAACTTTATAGAAGGCCAAGCTGCTTCCTTAACGATGCAGCTTGAGCAACAAGTTTTAGGTTGTATTAATACCGCAATTAGAGACTTGATGAATAAAGTCCCGGCGCTTGATTTTATTTTAAATTTCGAAGATCGTATAAATGGTATATTAGGTAAGTTTAGAAATAAATTAGAACAGAAAATTGATGCTGAGTTGAGAAAACTGACTTATGAAAAAATTAAAGTTCATCAAGTCACGCTATTTAAGCAACGAATAAGAGGTAAAATAAAAGATATATGTCCTGCGGCTACTCCTGCTAGTGTAGCAGAGGTTCAAGACTTTAATAATAAAATAAAGGGTTTAATTAGTAAAAGAAGTATAGATAATACAGTTATTGATACAGCTAAAACATTAAATACAGATAAGATAAATGAAGCCAAGGTAGAAGTTAAAGGTCAAGTTGCTACGCCTTTTGAAGGTATAAGTAATAAACGTAAACAGACCTTTAAACAAGATCCAGTTGAAACTAAAAAGATTGTAGATGAAAAGGTAGCACAAGCAAGCGCTGAAGTAAAACAAGAAACAGAAGATCAATTAGAAAAAAAGGAAGATGAAACAATTGAAGGTCTCGTACGTACTGAACCTACTGAAGATGATGTCTTTAAGCCTTTTAAGTGGTCCGATCATGATACTGTACATATTGGTATGATAAATCTGTATAGAGAACAGATATCAACTGCCGCGTATGATAGTAAGGTTGGTGCGTTCACCGGTTCATCTGCTATTATTGCTGAAGGCCAATCCGGAGATCAGTATAAACAGAAATTAGATTATAAGATTAAAGAAGATGTTGATGGTCTGTGGGAAGGTCTTATAGGTATACGAGTTTTTAAAGAGTATGTTGATACTGGAATAGATCATAGAAAGAGTGAAACCAAACAAAAATCCCTTGATGCATCCCGGAAGTCAAACCTACAGGCGGCTTACAACAATCCGGATCAATTTATGTTTGCATCTCTTGCATTTGAAGCTAAGTCTTATGATAATAACAATCTTAATGTAGTATGGAACTTCCGGTTAGTTTACGCACCACAAAATAGAACATTCCGTAAAGATTTAGAACTAGAAGTATTAATTCATTTAGTAGATCAATCTCTTTCTGTTTCTAATAGTAGTCCTAAAGCTGCTATATATGAAGCTCAAAAACAGGTAAAGGCTAAAATGATAGAAATAATTAAGAATACAACTTTTAAGAGATGAGTATATTTGTAAACGCGACTCCAGAGACAGATCAAAGTAAAACATACTTCGGTAACTACCTAGGTATAGTAGTACAGAATAACGATCCTGATAAGGGAGGAAAAGTTAAAGTATGGATTCCTCATATCTCTCCCACGGTATATAAAAACTGGGACGATAAAGATGAAGCTAAGTCATTTAAATT